GAGGACAAAACAGATATTGAAGATTTACCTTATGGATTAGACTTTATTGACTCTTTAAAACCTAAAAAGTTTACATGGAACAATAGAGCAGAAATTATAAAAGATATAAATGAAGACGGAGAAGAAATAGAAAAAGAAATTTATTCAGCTAATAAAGGTAAAAAAGATGTTGGCTTTATAGCACAAGAACTACAAGCAGTAGACGATGACTATTTAAGTTTAGTTTACGATGCTAATCCAGATAAGCTAGAAGCTACTTATGGAAAATTAATTCCTGTATTAGTGCAAGCAATAAAAGATTTATCAGCAAAAGTAAAAGAATTAGAAAACGCTTAATAATAAAAATAAATAAATAAAAAATGTACAAAAACGTAATTACATCAGAAAACACACCAGATAGCCATAAAGCGGTTATTACAAGTCAAGTAGATGGTCAGTTAGCAGAAGCTGCAGACTCTGAAACTACAGAAGAAAAGCTGCAATGTTTAAAAGATCACTTTAATTGGCTGCTGGCAAACGACTTTTATAAAGACGAGTGTAGCGCTGAGCAAGTAACTGGCATGGAATCATATTTACCGGCTGATTATGCAGACGCATACGAAGATCTACCTGAATAGTAGATTTGCTAAAACAGGCGTAACTATATTAATATAAAACAATTAATTCAAATCAAATTAAAAATTATGAGCAAAGAATCAAAAATTACAGACGAGCAGTTAGAAACAATTGTTAAATCTCAAACAAAACTACAAGACTTATTAGTTCAAGTGGGAGTTTTAGAATCTCAAAAAAAACAAATAGTAGATTTAGCTATAGCTGAAGGTGAAACAGTAGAAAGCTTTAAAAAAGAGCTTGAAAAAGAGTATGGTAAAATAAATATCAACTTAAAGGATGGCACTTATGAAGTTATAGAAGAAGAAGCTGATTTGAAAGTAGCTGAGTAATGTCTTCTATTGTAAGAAAAATTAGTATAGGTTCTGATTATAAAAACGATGCTATGCATTATTCTGTAGGTCAACAAGTTTATGGTGGTCATGAAATATCCCACATACTTTTAGATGAGTCAGATAATTCTTACAATATTCATATTAAAAAAAACAACGAGGTAATGCCATGGAAGAAATTTAATTCTCTCATGGCTATCTCTGTTGAATATGATTTGGAATATTGAAAAGCATATACGATTTTATTATAGAGCCCTTAGGCGAAAAATACAGTAATAAAGTTAAGGTTGGAAACAAGGAGTTGATTGTAAATACAAAAATTGAAGATTTTAAATTTGTAAATAGATTAGCTAAAGTAATACAAACGCCCAAAGCATTTAATACGGGTATTGAAATAGGTGATACAATTGTTATTCACCAAAACGTGTTTAGAATATTCTATGACATGAAAGGAAAAAAAAAGAAAAGTAGATCTTGGTTTAAAGATAATTTACATTTTTGTTCTATAGATCAAGTTTACTTATATAAAAATAAAACTGGTTGGCATTCATTTGGTGATCGCTGTTTTATTACTCCTATAAAAGACAATCAGTCTTTAACGCTAGATAAAGAACAGAGTCTTGTTGGTATATTAAAATACGGCAATAACTCCTTAAAAGCACTCAATATTAACCCAGGTGACTTAGTAGGCTATACGCCTAACGGTGAATGGGAATTTTTAATTGATAGCAAGCGTTTATATTGTATGAAATCTAATGATATTGTAATTAAATATGAATACCAAGGAAACGAAGTTGAATATAATCCAAGCTGGGCAAATAGCGGTTGAGGAATTAATAAAGGTAGCTAAAGAACCTATAGTAGATTCAGGAGATGATATTACAGCTGATAGACTTAAAAATGCAGCAGCTACAAAAAAGCTAGCAATTTTTGATTGTTTTGAAATACTAAATAGATTAGAAGCAGAAGAAAATTTATTAAATGAAAACCCTAAAGAAATAAAAGAAGAAAAATCTTTTAAAGGTTTTGCTGAAGGGAGATCTAAAAATGTATAATCAAACATTATACAAAGTTTTAAAAGATCATATAAAACCTAAAGTTCTTAACAGAATGAATAGGTATAAAAAATGGGAGTATGGTTATAACAACGAACATGACATTATTGTTATAAGCAAAACAGGTGAAATAGGTGATATATATGAAATACAAGATATTAAAATAGCGTTACCTAAAGAAAATAATATAACCAAGTTTAAAGATAATAAATGGTGTTACACATCATATCCTAAAGAACTTAGCAAGATTAAGTCCGTATTTGACTGGGAAGAATATCCTTTAGATTTTAAAGAAAAATGGTATGATTACATTGATAACGAATTTAATAAAAGAGAACAAGGCTTTTGGTTCTATAATAAAGGTGTGGCTACTTACATTACTGGTGCTCACTATATGTACTTGCAGTGGAGTAAGATTGACGTCGGGCAACCGGACTTTCGGGAATCAAACAGATTATTTTACATATTTTGGGAGGCCTGCAAGTCTGACTATAGATCCTACGGAATGTGTTATCTTAAGAATAGAAGATCCGGCTTTTCGTTTATGGCAAGTGGGGAGACCGTTAACCAGGCAACAATATCTACAGATGCTAGATTTGGTATACTATCAAAATCTGGACCCGATGCAAAGAAAATGTTTACTGACAAAGTTGTCCCAATATCGGTTAATTACCCCTTCTTTTTTAAACCCATACAGGACGGGATGGACAGGCCCAAGACGGAGCTTGCTTACAGAGTCCCAGCCTCCAAGTTTACCAGAAGAAAACTTGACGCCAATACGAAAATACAAGAAATTACCGGTCTTGACACAACCATCGATTGGAAAAACACGGGGGACAACTCCTATGACGGGGAGAAGCTTAAACTCCTTGTCCACGATGAATCGGGGAAATGGGAAAGGCCGACCAACATCCTCAACAACTGGAGGGTTACGAAAACAACCCTAAGACTAGGTAGTAGAGTAATTGGTAAGTGTATGATGGGCTCAACATCAAATGCTTTAGATAAAGGAGGAGCAAATTTTAAAAAACTTTATGATGATTCAGACGTTAAACAAAGAAACGCCAATGGACAGACTCGTTCAGGACTCTATTCTTTGTTCATACCTATGGAATGGAATTACGAAGGATACATCGATTCTTATGGCTTTCCTGTATTCAACACACCCAAAAAAGAAGTTAGCGATCCCCATGGAACAAAAATAATTCAAGGTGTAATAGATTATTGGGATAATGAAGTTGAAGGATTAAAATCCGATCAAGATAGTTTAAATGAATTTTATAGACAATTTCCGCGCACAACTAAGCACGCGTTTAGAGATGAATCAAAGCAGTCTTTATTTAATTTAACCAAAATATACGAGCAAGTTGATTTTAATGAAGATCTTAAGAATTCAATAAATGTAACAAAAGGAAGTTTTCAATGGGAAAATGGACAAAAAGATACTAAAGTAATATTTGTTCCAAATAATGACGGCAGATTTTTAATTACCTGGGTTCCACCTGAAAACTTGCAAAATAAAAAATATATAAAAAATGGTACTAATCATCCTGGCAATGAGCATTGCGGAGCATTTGGTTGTGATCCTTATGATATATCAGGCACTACGGACGGGAGAGGATCTAAAGGGTCTCTTCACGGTTTAACTAAATTTAGCATGGAAGACGTGCCTCCAAATCATTTCTTTTTAGAATATATAGCGCGGCCACAAACTGCGGAAATATTTTTTGAAGATGTGCTGATGGCTTGCATTTTTTATGGCATGCCAATATTAGCTGAAAACAATAAACCAAGGTTACTGTATCATTTTAAAAGAAGAGGCTATAGAGGGTATTCAATTAATAGACCTGATAAAAAGTATAATAAGCTTTCCGTTACAGAAAGAGAATTAGGTGGAATACCAAATTCAAGTGAAGACATAAAACAAGCGCACGCCGCTGCTATAGAAACTTACATAAATGATTTTGTAGGTTTAAAAGAAACAGGTTATGGAGATGTTTATTTTCAAAGAACTCTTGAAGACTGGGCAAAATTTGATATAAATAATAGAACAAAACATGATGCATCTATCAGTTCAGGATTAGCTTTAATGGCTTGTAATAAACATCGGTACACACCGGGGCCTAAAATAGAAAAGCTTCAATCTATAAATTTAGGTATTAAAAAATACGATAATAAAGGTGCAACATCAAAAATAATAAGTTAAATGGGTATATATACTAACACCAATAGTGCTTTTCCAAGTCAAGTAGTAAGTGATGCAGAAAAAGCAAGTCTAGAGTACGGGACACAAGTTGGACAGGCTATTGAATATGAATGGTTTGGTCAAGGGCGTACTAATGGTAATAGATATTTAACTAGTTGGAATCAATTTCACCAATTAAGATTATATGCTCGAGGCGAGCAATCCATTCAAAAATACAAAGATGAGTTGTCTATTAATGGTGATTTATCTTATTTAAATTTAGATTGGAAGCCAGTTCCTATATTATCTAAGTTTGTAGACATTGTAGTAAATGGCATATCAGGTAAGTCTTACGACATTAAAGCGTATGCGCAAGATCCTCAATCAATAAAGAAAAGAACAGACTATGCTTCTATGCTTTATGAAGATATGGTGGCTAAAGAATATTTAGATAGTTTACAACAAACTTTAGGTATTAATTTATATCAAACACCTAACGTAGATACTGTACCTGAATCTAAGGAAGAGCTAGAATTGCATATGCAATTAAGTTATAAGCAATCAATTGAAATAGCCGAAGAAGAAGCTATAGCATCGGTGCTTGCTCAAAACAAATATGATCTTACAAGAAAAAGATTAAACATGGATTTAACCGTATTAGGAATTGCTGTTGCTAAAACAGGATTTAATACAGCCGAAGGTATTACAGTAGATTATGTAGACCCTGCTTATGTGGTTTACTCTTATACTGAAGACCCAAATTTTGATGACGTGTATTATGTAGGTGAAGTAAAATCTATAACGATACCTGAACTTAAAAAAGAATTTCCAAACATTGGTGAAAAAGAACTTAAAAGAATCCAAGAAATGCCTGGCAATAGTCAGTATATAACGGGCTGGGGTAATTACGATGAAAATACTGTTCAAGTTTTATACTTTGATTACAAGACATATCACAATCAAGTATTTAAAATAAAAGAAACTCCACAGGGTTTAATGAAAGCTTTAGAAAAGCCTGATTCATTTAATCCGCCAGAAAATGATAACTTTGAAAGAGTATCAAGATCTATTGAAGTATTATATACAGGAGCTAAGGTTTTAGGATCAAATGAAATGGTTAAGTGGGAGTTGGCAGAAAATATGTCTAGACCTACCGCTGATACAACCAAAGTAGAAATGAATTACGCTTTATGTGCACCTAGAATGTATAAAGGCCGTATAGAATCTCTTGTAAGTAAATGTGTTGGATTTGCTGATATGATTCAGCTTACGCATTTAAAATTGCAGCAAGTATTATCTCGTATGGTGCCTGACGGTGTTTACTTAGATATGGATGGACTTGCAGAAGTTGATTTAGGTAATGGAACAAATTACAATCCAGCGGAAGCATTAAACATGTATTTTCAAACTGGTTCTATTGTAGGTAGATCACTTACGCAAGACGGTGATATGAATGCCGGTAAAGTTCCTATTCAAGAACTTAATAGCTCTTCAGGTCAAGGCAAAATTAATGCGCTTATACAAACGTATCAATACTATTTACAAATGATACGGGATGTAACCGGGCTCAATGAAGCAAGAGACGGTTCATCTATGGAAAAGAACTCGCTTGTAGGGCTGCAAAAGATGGCCGCTAACGCGTCCAATGTAGCTACCAGACATATTAATCAGTCTAGTCTTTATATTACATTAAAGCTTGCTGAAAACATTGCTTTAAAAGTAGCTGATGCATTAGAATTTCCACTAACTAAAAGTGCTTTGCAAAATTCAATATCTACATTTAACATAAAAACTTTACAAGAAATTGTAAACCTAAATCTGCACGATTTTGGAATATTTTTAGAATTAGAACCAGATGAGGAAGAGCAAGCGCAATTAGAAAATAATATTCAAGTTTCTTTACAGCAAGGAAGTCTTAATTTAGAAGATGCTATAGATTTAAGACAAATAAAAAATCTTAAGCTAGCAAATCAAATGCTTAAGATAAAGCGTAAAGCAAAAGCCAAACAAGATCAAGCTAATCAACAAGCTAATATTGCAGCTCAAGGACAGTCGCAAGCAGATACAGCAGAAAAAACAGCTATGGCTGAAGTTCAAAAACAACAAGCTCTTACAGAGTCTAGTGTTCAATTTGAGCAATCTAAAAATCAAATGGAAATACAACGCATGGAAATAGCGGCACGATTAGATGCTCAAAAAATGCAAACTAGATTTCAATACGATATGCAGCTTAAACAAATGGATGTTCAAATGGTTCAACAAAAAGAAGGATCAATTGAAGATCGTAAAGATAAACGTAGCAAAATGGAAGCTACACAACAAAGTGAACTTATAAGTCAAAGGCAAAACGATAGTTTACCAATAGACTTTGAGAATCAACCCGAGGAGGGTATGCAGGCTTTCATGTAGAAAGTAAACAATTATTTAATTATATTATATTATGTCAGAACAAGTAAAAACAGATGAACCTGTTAAGCAGGAAGGTGAGTTTAAAATTAAAAAGAAAACTCCTAAAAAATTAACAACACCTAGTGATGAACCCATTAAGGTAAACATTAAAGAACCTTTGGTGGAATTGCCGCCGGAAGTTACAAAGGTGGTAATACCAAGCGAAGATGCCATTCAAATCGGAGAAACAAAGGAAGTATCTGGAGATACATCATCCGGAAATAGCACTAAGGTGGAAGAACCTGTACAAGAGTCCGAAGAGGATGTTGAAGGGTTTTCTCCAATCAAAGAAGTAGTTGAAGAAAAAATTACTGAAGTTCAAGTAGAAAAAGCAATACAAGATGAAAAAATTCTTGGTAAAGCTTTGCCTGAAAATATTGAAAAGCTAGTTTCGTTTATGGAAGATACAGGTGGGACAATAGAGGACTATACTAGATTAAACGCTGACTACTCACAAGTAGATGATATTACATTATTAAAAGAGTATTATAAAAAAGAAAAGCCTTATTTAGAAGGGGAAGACATTGACATGCTTTTAGAGGACTTTGTTATTGACGAAGATCTTGATGAGGATAGAGATGCACGCAAAAAAAGAATTGCGTTTAAAGAAGAAGTTGCAAAAGCCAAAAGCTATTTAGAAGAGACAAAGAGTAAATATTACGACGAGATCAAGTTGAGACCGGGCGTTACTCAGGATCAACAAAAAGCTACGGACTTTTTTAACCGATATAATAAGCAGCAAGAAACAGCTGAGCAACAACACGCACAATTTAAAGAAAGTACCAAACAACTTTTTAGCGATAATTTCGAAGGTTTCGATATTAAAGTCGGTGATAAGAATTACAAGTACAACATTCAAAATCGTGATAAAGTTGCAGAAAGCCAATCAAATATTAACAACCTTGTCGGGAAGTTCCTAGACGCTGAAGGTAATGTTAAAGATACAAAAGGTTATCACAAAGCTATGTATGCTGCTGACAATGTGGATAAGATCGCGGCTCATTTCTATGAGCAAGGAAAAGCGGATGCCGTTAAGGAAGTTGTAAACAGTTCTAAAAACTTAAGTAATACCAAAGCTAGGTCTACTCAAGGAGACGTGTTTATAAACGGACTTAAGGTAAAAGCAATAAGCGGTACTGATTCCAAAAGCTTATCCTTCTTCTCCC